AATATTAAAGCGTGGGCGAGCTAAGCTCCGGCGTAGCTAAGGCTGCTGCGTAGCGTAGTGGTATACTCTCAAACGATGACGTTTTCGAATTTATATTTTTTTTTCTCTTTACTTTTTATTTTTTCTCTTTCCTTGGGTTTTCCTGTTTCGATTCGCTGCGCTCCCATTTCTTTCATAAATAATATATCCTTGTTTCTTTTCTTTGTTTGTCCTCTTCAGTTCCGTTTTTCCTTTTCTCATCCGTTTTCTATCCGTATATATAGGTATATACGGTACAAACCCATGTATAAAGATTTGAAGCCAACATGACAACACGTGTAATACGTCTCCATCGTCACTTTATACCTTTAATGGACAATCACATAATAATAAATCACTCACAACCACACAACTACACAAAATATCTGTTCATTAAGTCTATAAATGCATGCACACTAAACAATTCCATCAAATAAGCAGAAATGACAACGAGCGGAACAAACAAGGAGGGAGTCAGGTTCATAGTCGACGTTCGCATCATGGAGAATATGAAGATCTTCATTCACATGAGGATACTATCCACAAAGTCACCATCGCTAATCAAGTATGAAGGGATCGTCCAGTACACGTACGAAGACATACACGTTCCATTCGACTTCAACGGCTTTGAAGGGAGCATCATAGCGAATTTCCTATTCGCATACAACGGGGCAAAGATAGAAGAGATCGAGGTAGAAGATATAGTTCACAGACTTGATATACTTGTACTTGAAAACCCAGAGATATTGGGAATGGATGTAAACGAACCGTACTTATTCAATAAAAAGTTCACCGTTTAAATTCCAAACACAAACCAGCAATGCATATTTAACACACATATCACCAACAATATACAGAGCCCTATTCCATAAAAGACCCTCTTCCAAAGGCCCAAACATTTTCAACCCATTAAATTGGCCCAATATAAGTCAAATCAAGTCAATACCAGCAATGGGACCCACCAAGAAGCCATCGGGCACCGCTCGCCCACGGT